TTGGATAAGCAAACCATTACTATACTTTACATATCCATCTCTTGTTGACTCTTTCCATAAGGTCTGTGATGTCAATTGGATTGCTTTAGTCCCGAGAGAACTAAAGTAAAAACAGCTCAAACAATGAGTGAAACAATTACTGTTTTAGCACTAAATTTCTCTTATTCACGACAATAGTTTTAATGTCGTATATTCAGCTCTGTTATTCTCTGAATTTATTCCCCAGCTCCTTACCTTTACAATAACAGATGATTCCGGTGATTTCATCCAAGCATTTATATTTTATGATATAATTCAAATCAGGAGATATGGTAACTTTATATAATGGTGATAAGGAAATAAAAATCGAAGTATGGGATGAAAGTTACTCTTATGAAGCTATCATGGGAGAAGATACACTCACTTTGTATTTTTCTCATCCGGGATACTTGGAAATACCGGTCGGCTCTTGGTGTGACTTCTACGGAAAGCGTTATTCTTTGAAGAAAGATAGCAATTTCAAGAAAAACGGTGAACGTAACTATGAATATATACTTGTCCTTGAGACTGCTAAGGCTGATACAATGTTGTGGAAAGTACTCCATACCGTTGACAGAAACATTAAGTTCTCATACGGCCAAGGCACATGAACACCTACGTCTACTCGTTGAGAACCTGAACCGCCGGGATACCGGGTGGAAAGTCGGTGGTTGTATCGAGGGAACTGAGAAAGTAATCAACTATAATCATACCTATATCCTTGATGCTCTTAATCAGCTAGCAGATACGTATGAAACAGAATGGCAGATTACCGAAGAGAACAATATAAAGACAGTTCACCTGCGTAAAGTTGAGTATAACAAGGAGAATCCTTTGAAACTGTCGTATGGTAAAGGCCATGGCTTTAAGGTCGGTGTTGGTCGCGAATCCGGGGATATTCCACCCGAAATCATCTTCGTGGAAACCTCTGATCGCAATATTGATTACTCGACATACGGAGCTAAGAATCTGTTGCTTCCAAAATCTAAGACCCTTGTTTACGAAGGACGGACGTATAAAACAGACGCGGACGGGACTTGTGTTATGCGTGCTGACAAGGAACTGACTACCGCCAAAGAAGATAGCTTGGACTGCACGGCTATTTATCCTTCCCGTGTCGGTACTGTTAGTTCTGTGATTGAAGTGAATAAGGATAAGAACTTCTTTGACTTTATAGACAAAGACATACCTGAAGATTTAAACTTCGAAGATTGCCTGATAGCAGGTGAGAATATGACAATTGTCTTCCAAACCGGTATGCTTACAGGCAAGGAGTTTGAGGTGAAGTATATCCATGAAGCGAAAGATCAGAAAGCAGCACGCCGCTTCGAAATTGTTCCGCAGGAAATTGACGGTATTACTATGCCGGAGCCGGAAGTCTGGCGACCGAAAGCTGGTGATACATACGCAGTGTTCGGAATACAATTGCCGAAGGCTTATATCTGTAATGACAGCACACAAACAGGTGCGAGCTGGGAAGCTTTCAAAGAAGCTGCAAAATACCTGTATGAACATGAAGACAAACAATTCACTTTCACCGGAACTTTGGATGGAATTTGGGCGAAAAAACGTTGGTTACAAATAGGTGGAAAGATTGTACTGGGTGGATATGTGAACTTCTCTGATACACAGTTTCATCCGAAAGGTTCTCTTATCCGTATGATCGGAATTAAACGCTATGTCAACAATCCGTATTATCCGGAGATTGAGTTGTCAAACGAGCCGGTCGGCACGTCTGTTACAAGCGAACTGGAAAAGATTGAGACGAATGAAGTAGAGGTAGACGTTAAGCATAAGGATGCCTTACAGTTTACTAAAAGACGGTTCCGCGACGCAAAGGAAACAATGTCTATGCTTGAAGATGCTTTCTTAAACTTCTCATCTTCCATAGATCCGGTAGCTGTTCACACTATGCAGTTACTCGTAGGTGATGAAAGTTTGCAGTTCCGCTTTGTCAGATCCAAAGCAGTCCCAGTACAAGTATCGCATAACATCACTTACAATATCAACACAAAAGTTCTACACTCGCCTGCTGGTATTATCCAACACATGACGTTAGGAATAAAAACAGTGTCGTCTGAACACAAAGCGGATGAATACAAATTTTGGGATATGGTTGAATACAGTTCCCCGGCACTTATTGATCCGGCAAAGAAATATTATCTGTATGCCAAAGTTAGCAAAGAGAATCAGACCGGAACATTCCTTCTAAGCGAGACGGCTATCAAAATGGAACAGATAGCAGGATATTATCACTTACTAACCGGTATCCTAAACAGTGAGTATGAAGGTGAACGCAGCTTCGTTGAGTTGTACGGATTCACGGAAATCTTACCGGGACGAGTAACAACAGAACGAATCATATCACCAGACGGAAAGACGTACTTCGATTTGGTAAAAGGGGAAATAGGCGGAAATATTCAAATTAAAGCCGGTTCCTCCGGATTGGAGAATCTGTCTGAATGGGAAGCTGCTCATCAGGAAATAAAGGACGCAGCTAAAGCGGCCAAGGACGTTGCTGATTCTGTCGAAGGATTGCATAACTATGTAGATGGAGCCTTCGCTGATGGCCTTATTGACGAAGCAGAGGCAAAAGCTATTGAAAAATATATCAATACTATCAACAACACTAAACAAGCTATCGAAGCAACTTACAATAAGCTCTACACGAATGTTTATTTATCCGGCCCCGCAAAAGTTGGCTTGCTTAATGCTAAGGTTAGTTTAATGGGAAGTATTGAAAGTCTGATTAATGCTATCAATACCGCAATTTCCGATGGATTCACGACAACGGAAGAAAAGAAAGACGTGGATAGTAAATTCACTTTTTTTAATTCTGCCTATGCTGATTTTAATACTGCTGTTGAAGCCGCCAATAAAGCTATACAGGATAAATTGAAGGACTATTCAGATGAAGCTTTAAGACAGGCTGTGCAAGCTTTAGAAGACGCTGCTAATGCAGCCAAGGCTGCACAAGATGCAGCCGATTCAATAGAGGGCCTTCATGACTATGTAAACAGTGCTTTTGCCGACGGCATTATAAACGAGGCGGAAGCGAAAGCCATTGAAAAATATCTGAATACAGTCAAAAATACGAAATCTGCCGTTGAAGCTACATATAATAAACTATATGTAAACACCTATTTGGAAGGATCTGCAAAAACAGCCTTACTTAATGCCAAGGTATCTTTATCCGGTGCTATTGATAATCTTATGGCTGCAATCAATACAGCTATTGCAGACGGACAAACGACTGTAGAAGAAAAGAAAAACGTCGATGATAAGTTTACTCTATTCAACTCTGCTTTAGCTAGTTTTAATACAGCTGTTGAAGAAGCAAACAAAGCTATTCACGACAAACTGAAAAGTTATTCCGATGAGTGTACTGCCGATCTGAAAGTACTCAATACTCAAATCTCCGCACAAGTGGCTCGAGTTGACAGCCTGACACAACGGATAGATACTGCCGGGTGGATAACGACTTCCAACGGCAATAAGATATATGCTTCTAAAGAGCTGGAAAACGGCAATACGCTTATATCTTATATTAACCAAGCAGCAGGTGAGACGACGATTCATTCGTCTAAAATTAATTTAGAAGGAGCTGTTACCTTCACAGCACTTCATAGTAATCTGCAGACAGTAATCAATTCAAAAGTAGATCGTTCCGGTTTGGGTGGATTAGCATTCAAAGATGCTGTAGAAGCAGCACAACTTGGAAGTACTATAATCGTAGGAGGGTATCTGAATACCGATTTGATAAAGGTTCGCAGGATTGATGCTGATTCTGGATTTATTGGTGGTTTTACTCTTGAGGAGGGGCGTCTTATCTGGACACGCTCTAGTTATTTCGGAGGGACTTCGCGCAGTTTAAAACTTGGCTCTGGCAGGGCTAAGGAAGGTGTTGTAAATGTGACCTTTAATGCTGCTACAGACGGAAATTTTGGAGTAGCTGCTATTGGCGCATCTTTTGGGGGAAGTGCGGCTATATATGGCTCTTCCCATTCTGATAATCCTAAGTATCCAAGCGATTATATCTATGCGGGATTCTTCGACGGAAATGTAAGCGTACTAGGAGATGTCTCTGCAAATGGATTCTTTCCACGGAACGGGAACGGTGCTGTAATGAATGTTTTATCCGATGTATGGATTACTAATCTGGATTCTCCTGGAAAGATTTATAAGCAAAAGATACATATAGTAAAAGGTATGGTGGTAGAAATGACTAATACATAAAATAGAAATGAAAGTAAATTTAAACAGAAACTTACTAGACTTTAGAGGTCGGGAGTTTATCGAATTGGTGAATGGTAAAGAAAGTAAAAAATCCCTTCGCGATTTGGTTGCAGAGGCATTATATGCAGCTGGTTCTAACCCACGGAAGAACATGGAAACTTCCAAGAAGTTACGAGCGTACAAGATGCTGCAACAAATTATTAACAATCGTGGGGTGCTTGATATTGAAACGGAAGATGCTGCTTTATTAAAAGAAATTTGTGGAGAGTATCTAACCGCAGGGACATACGGACAGATTTATGATTTAATAGAAGGAGGAAACAAAGAATGAACATTACAGCAACAAACAGTACTGCGACAACCAAAGTTACGGGAGCTATCAGGATTAAGTACAGAATATCAATTCGTGGTACCGAAGCGGTGAAAGATATTACTGCCGAGATTGTCAAAGATGAAACGACTGTCGGCTTCTTCAATATTTCGCGAAATGGAGTAACCGGATTCTCGCTACATGAGGATCATGGGCTAACTTCTGGCGAAGTGAAACAAGTATTTCAGACAGCTATTGATGATTGTAGCGAGGTATTAAAATAAAGTATTAATATTTTAGATAAAAATGATATGGATTATTTCAAAAACTTACTTATTGGATTGGTTACCGGTATAGCTGCTTATCTCAATCCTATCTCTGGGGAGATCAAAAGTCTTATTGCTGTATTTGCCCTCAATTTCATTTGTGGACTGCTTACTGCACTCCTTATCAATCATGAGAGTTTTTCTTTTAAAAAGGCTTGGAGGTGTATCGTAGAAGCAACTATTTTCTTTGCCTTGGTTAGCTGCATCTACTTTATTGGTGAACACAAAGGAAATCCGGAAGGTGCGCTACAATGCGTATCATTCATTACGTATAGCGTATTCTACTTCTACGGGGTAAATATTCTAAGGAATATCAAAGAAATTCTACCCAACTCTAGCAATGGCTACAAGGTAGTAGCTTTCTTGCACTATGTATTAAGTGTCGAGTTTATAAAGAATATCCCTTATCTAACGAACTATTTACAAAAAGGAGATACCAAATGATTGAAGTATTGGAGTTTATTTTTCAAGATTTTTGGCATTGGCTAGGATCTGTTATTATGATAGCTATCATTTGCAATATTAACTTGATTAAAGTTGCCCCAATAACAAATAAAAAGGAAAATAAGAATGAAAACTATTGATGCTATTATCATCCATTGCTCAGCCACACGTGCTGGGCAAGATTTACGTGCAAAAGACATAGACCAAATGCACCGGGCACGGGGATTCAATCAAATCGGCTATAACTTCGTCATTGACCTGGACGGAATGATAGAGAACGGTCGACCGCTTTCCATCGACGGGGCACATTGCAATACGAAAGGTTTTAGCGAATCTTCGTATAATAAGCACAGTATTGGTATCTGTTATATCGGTGGCTTAGATACAAACGGAAAGCCGGCAGATACGCGTACGATTGCTCAAAAAGCTAGTTTGCGGCAATTAGTTGCTAAACTCTGTAAAGAATATCCTATCGTCGAGGTTTTGGGGCACCGGGATACTTCGCCCGACTTGAACGGGAGCGGGGAGATAGAACCGGCAGAATACATCAAGGCGTGTCCCTGCTTTGATGTGCGTTCCGAGTTCTCCAACTTCTTGCGTAATACAGTAGTTCGACCATGAGACAACTAATTTATATCATATTGCTGACGTTAGCAATATGCTTTGTGTCTTGCCGAACTCAATATGTACCAGTAGAGACTGTGAGAACCGAATATAAGACACGTGATAGTATCCGGGTTGATAGCATCTATAATCAGGATAGCATTTATGTACTTGTCAAAGGAGATACCATTTACCAGTATAGATATAAGTACCTGTACAAGTATCAATACCTAAACAGGACGGATACGGTGATTAAGGTTGATTCAGTGCAGGTTCCTTATCCAGTCGAAAAGAGATTAAGCCGATGGCAAAGTTTAAAGATGGAATTAGGTGGGTGGGCGTTTGGCATCATTATTATGTTTGTTTTTGTAATAATTGGATGGTTGGTGTATAGACGAAGGAATAACGGAGGAATAAATGAGCAGGCAAGATATACCTTCTTGGAATAATTCTATGTGGAGCGACTATAATTTGTAATAGTAGTTCTTTTTATTTAGATTATATTTCTCATTTCTTTTTTTATTTCTACTTTTACAGCAATTTTATAATCAAAGTATGCCAGAAATAAAAATAGGGACAAGTATAGGAAGTAATTATGAAGGATATGAGCAATTAGTCTCAATATACCATCAAATGAAAGAATATAGTGATACCACTATTTATTTGGACTTCTCCTCAAATCGTTGGTTTGAAGCTAATCTGTGTGCGGTTTTAGGGGCTATTTGTTTGCTGATGGAAAAAAACAGAGTCAAAATAGCTTGTTCTAATATGTCTAATTCTTTAATCGATATATTGACAAGAAATGGATTTATAGGAAGTAATTATTTAGATTTACCCGATAACCACAATGGAACGGTTGTTAGTTTTCAAAGATTTAAGCATAATCAAGATAATGCTTTTAATGGTTATATAAAAAGAGAACTTCTTTCAAAATCAGACTTTCCTAAGCATAGTTTATTGCTTGGAAAAAGAATTACTGAGAGTATTTTTGAAATATTTGAAAATGCGAGAACTCATGGGAAATGTGAATTTATTCATACTTGTGGACAATATTATCCGCGAAAAAGTCCTGCTCGATTGGATATAACAATCGTTGACGTAGGACAAACTATTCATAAGAATGTTAATGATTTCCATTTTCCTTTAGAAGAATTTGATGCTTGTATGTATAGATTGGGCTATAAAATATGGGAATACGAC